GCTACGTCCCAGTGCCGAAGGTCGAAGGGACGTGCGCCTTCGTCGGTTGTGGAGCCCGCTTCGCGACCGGCATCAAGAGCAAGCGATTTTGCTCGCGCGCTTGCGCCGACAAGGGCAGACCAGCCCCTACACCGGCTCAGGTTGAAGCAAAGCGCGTGCGAAACGCGATGCACTCCCCTCGCGATCTGAGTCCCAGGACGTGTCCGGGATGTCGTCGCGTGTTTGCTCCGCAGTACGGCGACATGCGACGGACGTTTTGCAGTGATCGCTGCCGACGAGCCTACAACTCCAGATCGAACTCGGGCGCGACACATCGGCGTCGCGCCCGCAAGTACGGCTGCCGATACGAGTATTTCGACAAGCGTCACGTGTTCGAGCGTGACGGCTGGAGATGCCAGATCTGCGGCGTCGATACGCCGAAGGCACTCAGCGGAAAGATTCGACCGAACGCGCCGCAGCTCGATCACGTCATCGCACTGTCGGAAGGTGGTAGCCACACGCTCGAGAACACGCAGTGCGTCTGCCGCGCCTGCAATCTCCGAAAGCGAGCCGGTCCACCGGCCGGCCAACTCGGATTGTTCACATCGCTTGTGAACGAGACGATCAAGGCCCGACGAAAACCACGGCCTGCCAAACCCACCGAACCCGCCCCCGTGGCGGGTTTCGCATTTCTGGAGCCCGCATGAGCGTCCATTACCTCCGCGCCTATTCCACCCTCGACGTCAAATCGATCGACGAGGACAAGCGAATCATCACTGGCATTGCGTCGACTCCGTCGACAGACCTGATGGACGACATCGTCGAGCCAGAGGGTGCGGTCTTCAAGCTCCCGATCCCGCTGCTGTGGATGCACGACGCGCGCGCGCCGGTCGGCCACGTGGTCGAGGCGAAGGCCTCGAAGAGCGGCATCAGCGTGACCTGCCAGTTCGTCAAGGTCGACGAGCCGCCCAGCCTGAAGGACGACCTCGACCGCGCCTGGGCGATGGTCAAGGCGCGCCTGGTGCGTGGCTTCTCGATCGGCTTCAACTCCATCGAGTCGGCCGAGATCGAAGGCTCATGGGGCCGCCGCTACCTTCGTTGGGCTTGGCTCGAGCTGTCCGCAGTCGTAATCCCGGCCAACCCTGACTGCAGCATTCAAACCATCAAGGCGATCGACCGCCAGACCCTGGCCGCCCTCGGCCTGCAGCGCAAAGGCGTGCTGCGCCTTGACGGCTCTCGCGCTCCCCTTTCCAGCAAGACGAAGCCAACCGATTCGCGGGCCGCGCTTGGCCAGACGCGAGCCGGCGTGCTTCGCCTTGCAGACCCTCCCGGCGCTTCGGGAACCACCAACGCACGGCCCGCTTGACGCGGGCTTTTTGTTGCCTCACCGAATCGTGAAGGAATCGACATGACCCTCGCTGAACAACTCGCGGCCTGGAAGGCCAAGAAGCTCGAGACGTTCGCCAAGCTCGACGAGATCGTCCAGAAGTCGCTGGAGACCGGCGAGACCCTCGACGCGGAAACCGAAGCCAAGCGCCTGACCCTGAAGGAAGAGATCGGCATCTGCGACAAGCAGATCAAGATGCTCGAAGAGCACCAGGCGCTCGTGCTGTCGACGGCAACGCCCGTCACGCCGGAGAACACCAATCCGGCCAACAACCCGCAGCAGCCGCAGCAACGCGGCAGCGCCGTCCAGGTCGGCAACGTGCTCGCGGTCAAGTCGAACCTGCCCAAGGGCATCGGCTTCGCGCGCATCGCGCAGGCGCTGATGCATGCCAAGGGCAATCTCGGCCAGGCGGCCGAGATCGCCAAGCGCTGGACCGACACCCCCGAGCTCGCGCGCGTCGTCTCGGCGATGGCCAACGCCGGCAACACCAACCTGAAGGCCGCGGTCGCCGCCGGCGACACGACCACCTCCGGGTGGGCCAGCCAGCTCGTGTACTACAACGACCTGGCGAGCGAGTTCTACGGCCTGCTGTACCCGAAGACCATCATCGGTCGCATTCCGGGTCTGCGCCGCATCCCGTTCAACGTCCGCATCGGCGGGACGTCGGCCGGTTCGTCCTCGGCGTGGGTCGGCGAGAACAACCCGATCCCGGCCAGCAGCATGACCTTCACGTCGGTGACGCTGGGCCACGCGAAGGCCGCGAGCCTGGTCGTGTTCACGCGCGAGCTGGCGACGATGTCCAACCCGCAGGCCGAGATGGTCGTGCGCGACGACATGCTGGCGACGATGACCAAGTTCGCCGACGCGCAGTTCATCGATCCGGCGGTCGCCGCGGTCGCGAACGTGAGCCCGGCGGCCATCACCAACGGTGCGACCTCGATCGTGTCGACCGGCTCGACGGTCGCGGCGATCTACGCCGACGTGTCCGCGATCAAGAAGCTGTTCTCGGCGGCCAATCTGGACATGACCAACCTCGTGTGGGTGATGCGTCCGGACACCGCGCTGGATCTGTCGATGAAGCGCACGTCGCAAGACCTGGCCATCTTCCCGAGCATCACGATGGATGGCGGCACCTGGTTCGGTCTGCCGGTGGTGACCTCGAACTCGGTGCCGAGCTCGGTGTCGGGTGGCAGCATCATCGCGCTGGTCAAGGCCGACGAGGTCTACTTCGCGGATGACGGTGGCATGACGCTGGACTACACGCAGGAAGCGTCGGTCCAGATGCTCACGAACCCGGCCACCGGTGCGCAAGCACTGGTCTCGCTGTTCCAGAACGACCTGGTCGGTCTGCGCGCGATCCGCGAGATGAACTGGCAGCGCCGCCGCGCGCAAGGCGTGGCGTATCTCGACGCGGTGAACTACGCGTGAGCGGTGATGGGGCGGCTTCGGCCGTCCCGTCTTGAGCGTCGAGATCCACAGCGCCTTCGGGAGAGGGCGCTCCAATCTCCGCGCTTCCCAGGAGTCCAACCCCCATGAGCCAAGTCCACCTGATCTCCACCGGGTCGCACCGCTACAAGGGCGTGTGGCTGAAGTCCGGTGACAAGTTTGTGGCCGACAACGAGCGCGATGCGGACGAGTTGTGCTGCACCGGGTTCGCGCAGCGCCAGCCGAAGGATCACACGTACGACACGCGCGTGATGGTCGCGCAATCGCCCACCGCGGCCAGCGAAGAATCGCCGCCGCGCCAGAAGCGCGCCTACAAGCGCCGCGACCAGACCGCACGATGAACAAGACAGAGACGATCCAGCTCGGCGTCCCCGCCGAGGTCGAGCTCACCGTAACGGAACTGCCTGCCGCCCTCGTGGTTGCACTGGTGTCCGCGCTGCTGGGCAGCGGGCTGGCTGTGGCCGGCGTCTACCTGCTGTTCGGCGTCGGCTGGGCGCTGCTCGCCGGCGCGCTGCCGCTGCTCATGCTGGCCGGCGCGATGTTTCGAGGGCTGAAGCATGCGTAAGGGTCTGCTCACCACTGTCGCGCGCAGCGTCGCCTCGGTGTTCAAGGCGAGCGTGCCCATCACCCAGGCACCGCCGGGGATGGCAGGTTCATGGTGGGGGACGATCCGCGAGTCATTCGCCGGCGCCTGGCAGCAAGGCGTCACGGTCGACGCGCACCATACGTTGCTCAGTTTTTCGGCCGTCTACGCCTGCGTGACGCTCATCAGCGACGACATCAGCAAGCTGCGCCTGAAGCTGATGGCGCTGGATCCTAGTGGTGTATGGCAGGAGACGACATCGCCGGCTTTCAGCCCGGTGCTTCGGAAACCTAACCATTACCAGACCCGAATCCAGTTCCTGTCCGGCTGGGTGACGTCGAAGCTGCTGCACGGCAACACGTACGTGCTGAAGGAGCGCGACTCGCGCGGCGTCGTCACGGCGCTGTACCTGCTCGACCCGCGCCTCGTGAAGGCCATGGTCACCGACACGGGCGATGTCTACTACTCGGTCGGCACCGATCGGCTGATCGGCCGGACAGCATCGTTCGTCGTGCCCGAGTCCGAGATCATCCACGACCGGGCCGTCTGCTTCTTCCACCCGCTGATCGGCATCCCGCCCTTGTACGCCTGCGGCATCTCGGCGACCCAGGGCAACCGGATCCAGGGGAACAGCGCCAAGTTCTTCGAGAACATGTCGCGGCCCAGCGGCATGTTGACAGCGCCGAACACGATTACTGACGAAACCGCGAAGCGCCTGAAGGCCGATTTCGAGGCCAACTTCTCCGGCTCAAACATTGGGCGTCTGCTTGTCACCGGCGATGGCCTGACATACGCGCCGATGACGATCCCGGCGGAGCAGGCGCAACTGATCGAACAGCTCAGGTGGACTGTCGAAGACGTTGCCCGCTGCTTCCACGTGCCGCTGCACAAGATCGCCAGCGACACCGGCCTGAAGTTCAACAACATGGCCGCCATGAATCAGGACTATTACTCGCAGACGCTGCAAGCCCTGATCGAGAACATCGAGGTACTGCTCGACGAAGGCCTGGGCCTGGCCGGCGGTTCGGCGGTCGGTGTGCAGACGCTCGGCGTCGAGCTCGACTTGGAGGGCCTGCTTCGCATGGACCCGGTCCAGCGCGCACAGCGCAACCAGGTCGGCATGGATGCCGGCTACCTCGCGCCCGACGAAGCGCGCGCGAGCGAGAACCTGATGCCGCTGCCAGGCGGTGCCGGCAAGGAACCGTTCATGCAGCAGCAGAAGTTCCCGCTGTCGGTGCTGATCAAGCAGCCGGCGCCGGGCTCGACGCCGCCCGCCGCGCCGGCTCCGCAACCCGGTGCGAACGCGCCGGCGCCAAACGACACGCCGACTGACGAGCCGGGCGCTCCTGTGAAGCAAATGCGCGAGGCGCTGGGCGAAGTTCACGGGCTGCTCGCACGTGTGCAGGCCGCCGATGCGGCCCGCGTCGAGCGGGAAGCTGAAGAGGCGCGCATGCGCGAGCAGGCCGAAGCCGCGGAGCGCGAGCGTCGCGCTGCCGCCGAGGAAGAAGCGCGTGCGGCGATCGAGACCGCATCGAGCGACTTCGTGCAGCGCATCGAAGCCTCTGCGGCAGCCGAGGCCGAGCGCTCGCAACAGATCGTGCAGGCGCTCGGCGAGCTCGCGACGCTGGTCAGCACCGAACGCGAAGCGATTCAGCGCAAGGCCGACGAGCTCGAGACCGAGGCGGTGCTGCGCGATGTCATGCAGACCATCACGAAAGGCCTCGAACATGTTTGACGCCAAGGCTTTCGGCGAAGAGATGGTCCGGGTCGTGCGCGACTACTGCGCGCGTGCGCTCGGCGCGGTCACGCAGCGCGTCGACGAACTCGAACGCAAGATCGACGAACTGCCGACACCGCCGATGCCGCGTGACGGCAAGGATGCGGACGCCGAACTCGTGCGCCCCATCGTCGCCGCCGAAGTGGCCGAGGCCGTGAAGGCGATTCCGGTGCCGAAGGACGGCACCAGCGTCGATCCGGCCGAGGTCGAGGCGATGGTGCGGCGCGCCGTCGATGCGCTGCCACGGCCGGCCGACGGCAAGGATGCCGATGCGGCCGCGATCACGGCCGAGGTGCTCGAGCAGGTCACCCGCGCGCTCGAAGCCATCCCCGCGCCGAAGGACGGCAGGGATGGCGTGAGCGTGAGCCTCGACGATGTCCGGCCGCTGGTCGACCAGGCCGTGGCGGCGCTGCCAAAGCCGAAGGAACTGGGGGCTGACGACGTGCGGCCGATCGTGGACGAGCTCGTCGATGCGGCCGTCGCCAAGCTGCCGAAGCCCGCGGACGGCAAGGATGCTGATCCGGAGCAGGTGCGGATCCTGGTCACGCAAGAGGTCGAGTGCGCCGTGGCCGCGGTGCCCAAACCACGTGATGGCCAGGACGCGGACCCGGCGCTGATCCAGCGGATGGTCCAGGACGCAGTTGCCGCGCTGCCGAAGCCGGAGAACGGCAAGGATGCCGACCCGCAGGCGATCGTCGAGCAAGTGCTCGACAAGCTCCGCGCCGACCAGGCAGAAGAGACGCGCTTGGCCGCCTTCGCCGACGCGCTGATCGAACGCTTCGCGACGGCGGACCATGCCGGCTGATCTGGAGACCGTCGTCGCGCGGCTGAAGCGCGTCGAGGAGCTTGCGGTCACGCTGCGCGACGGGCGCGACGGCAAGGCCGGTCCACCGGGGCCGCCGGGAGAGCAGGGGCTGCCCGGCGCGCCGCTGCCGGGGCCGCGTGGCGAGCCGGGTCGCGATGGCCGCGACGCCGATCCCGAGATGGTCCGCGCGGCCGTGCAGACCGCGCTCGCACAGGAGCCGGCGCCGCCGCCGGGTCCGCCCGGCCCGCCTGGGCCTCCGGGACCGAAAGGCGACCCTGGCTTGCCCGGCCCGCCGGGACCACCCGGCAAGGACGCGCTGGCCAAGCCGCTGTTGTCCTACACGTTCACGGTTCTGCGCAGCCCTGACGGGCTGATCTCCGGCCTCATCGCTTCACCCATCGAGGGCAACGCTTCATGAGCATTACCTACAGCTTCGCCGTCATCGACGCCAAGAACGACCAGGTTGAAACCACGATCGGGACGTCGCCGAAACTGCGCATCTACAGCGGCACGATGCCGACGAACGCGCGCACCGCGCTGTCGGGCAACACGCTGCTGGCCGAAGGCACGTTGCCGAGCGACTGGCTCGGCGCTTCCTCGAGCGGCGTCAAGTCGAAGGCGGGCACCTGGACTTTGACCGGCCAGTCGGGCGCCGGCACCGGCACCGCCGGCACGTTCTACCGGATCTACGACAACGGCGCGACCACCTGCCATGAGCAGGGCACGTTCGGCGCGAGCGGCACCGACATGACGGTGGACAACAACTCGATCGCGAACGCGCAGGTCATCACCGTCAACAGCTACGCCAAGACCGGCGGCAACATCTGAGGAGCGCGCGCATGAACCTCGCCCGCAAGATCGAGATCGCCGCACTGGCCGTGACGTCGATCAGCCGCCACGACGACGAAGACGCCGCGGTTCGCCATGCCGCGCTCGAGAAGTTGCTCGGGCTGATCCAAGCCGAGAAGGACTTGATGGATTCGCGCGTGCAGGCGCACATCCTCGAATCGCTCAAGAAGAGCAGCTGAGCCCCCCCAACACCACAGCCCGCCCGGCTCGACCTGGCGGGCTTTTTTGCGTCCACGCTGACCGAGGACATCGCACATGGCCGGCTTTACGGACTTCCTCGAGAACGCGCTGATCGACTGGTTCTTCCGGGCGCAAGCCATCGGCATCACCGGCGCGTCGGCGGGCGCCGGCAGCGGGCCGTCGACGTTGTACTACGCGCTGTTCACGGCGGCGCCGAGCGACACCGGCGGCGGCACCGAAGTGTCCGGCGGCTCCTATGCGCGCGTCGCCGTCACGACGTCACTGACGAACTTCGCCGGCACGCAGGCGGCCGGTTCGACGACCGCGTCATCGGGCACTGGTGGCGTGACCAGCAACAACGGGGCGATCACGTTCCCGGCCCCGACCGCAAATTGGGGTGTCGTCACGCACTTCGGCGTCTTCGATGCGTCGAGCGGCGGCAACCTGTTGCTCTGGGCCGCGCTGACGAACTCGAAGACGATCAACAACGGCGATGCCGCGCCGAGCTTCGCGGCCGCAGCGTTCACCGCCCAGTTCGACGCCTGATCGATGTCGTACTCGAATGCGACGTTCTATATCGACCTGGTCAGCGGGTCGGATGCGGCGCGTACGGCATTGACGAGCGTGACCGTGTCCAACCCCTCGGGGACGATCACGCGCTGCAACAAGACCGCGCACGGCTTTGTCACGGGTGCGGTTGTGACGCTGAGCTTGTTCTCGACCTGGTTGAACGCGGACTGGATGATCACGGTTGTCGATGCCGACAACTTCGACCTCGTCGGGGCGGTGTGGCAGACCACGGCCGACAACAACGGCACCGTCACGCCGTTCGGCGGCAGCAGCCTGGCCGACGCGTGGAAGACGATCACGTCGGGTGCGACGGCAGCCCGCATCGCGCCGGGCGACACGATCCGCATCAAGCAGAGTCCTTCACCGACGCTGGTAGGCAATGCCACCTGGAATCAGAATTCGAAGACTGTGACGCTGGCCGGCGCGGTGACTGCCAACATCAGCGACTGCGAAACCGCATGGACAGGATCTGCCAATGTCACGCAGACGGCCGACACGGCGAACTTCAAGGAAAACACCAAGTCCGCGAAGAGCGTGATCGCGGCGGGATTCACGACGGGGCTGGTCGCCTACTTCGCGACCGGCACGCTGGACCTGTCCGCGTACCAGCAGGTCTCGTTCTGGTTCTATAACACCGTCGCGATCGCGGCGAGCACGCTTTCGTTGCGTCTGTGCTCGGATGCGGCCGGAGTGACGACGGTCCACACGATCGCAATCCCCGCAGTGGCATCGACAGGCCGCTGGGTTGCGATCACCGTCGACCTCGGCTCGAACATGAACTCCGCGATCGCGTCGGTCGCGTTGTATGCGGACCTGGATCCGGGCACGGTCAACATCCAGCTCGACAACATCATCGCGTGCAAGGCGTCGTCCTCCGCCGATGCGCTGACGCTGACGAGCCTGATCGGCAAGGTATGGAACCTGTCATGGGTGGCATCGACGACGTACGCCACGAACGACATCCGCAAGCCGACGCAGCCCAACCGCAACGGCTTTCGCTACAAGGTCACGGCCGGCGGCGGCGGCGCATCAGGGAGCACCGAGCCGACCTGGCCGCTTGACATCGGGGCGACCGTGACCGACGGTGCGCTGACCTGGACCTGCGACAGTCTGGAAGAGCCGTGGTACGGGCTGCAGTCGATCAACGGTACGACGCTCAAGCTGGACAACGACACCAACACGTTTGGCAATGCAGGGCGCGGCTATCACGGCACGACTGAGACGGTCGCGACGTACAAGCGCGAAACCATCAAGCTGGGCATACCGGCAACGCCCACGACAGCGGTCCACACGCTTCAGGACGCCGGCGCCCTCGTCAACGGTGTTCCCACGTTCATCACATACACCGGTGGCTGGAACTCCACCGACATGTCGACGCAGGCCGACGAAACCTGGGTTGACGGGCAGAACGGCAACGGTCTGGTCTTCAGTACCAACTCGAAGGCGTACACGGCGTACGTCAACTTGAATGCGGTGCGGGCGGACGTCTTTTGCAGTTGGACCAGCTCCATCATGACCGTTGCCAACGTGCAGGCCGTGTGTTGTTCGGTCAGCACGGGCAATTCATCGCTCGGATCACGCACGCTGACCGGCGTCGCTTTCCACAACTTCCCTTCGGGCACCATCTTTCCGAGTTCGGCAGGCAACCTGCGGCTTGATCGAGTCTCGAGCTGCAACCACACCGCTGGCACTGGGTTCGACTTCTCCGGTGTGTCGGCTGCCACAAGAGGAAACTACCTGCTCGCCAGAAACAATGCATTCAACGGTATCAGTCCATCGACCCAAACGATCGCGAACCTGAGTAACGCGATCCTGGGCAGCAATGGCGTCGCCGGCATTCAGGGTCCAGGTGTTGGAGTGCGTCTATTCAATTGCTTGGTCCTGGACGCCACCGAAGTCGGCACGCTATCCGGCTTCACCGACGCCTACGTCTGGTCGCAGAAGCACGACCAGACCGCGGACAACCACATCGGCTTCACCGATGGCGGGACGATCATCTCGGCGACCGACCAGCGCAATAGCGCGTCTGGCAT